CCTTCTGTTACTCTAGGCGCACCAAAGTAAACTGTATAACCATTACGAGTTGTTTCGATATAATACACTCTACTAGAAGCAGACAAACTTGAGTTTGTATTACTGACTCTAGTATAATCTTTGAGACCATCAGCTTCATTGACTTGAACCCGAAGAGTCCGTGGATCGAGTTTTTTATTGTTAATGTTAAATTTTTGGTTTGTGTAGTCAACAGTTGCAGGTGAGTTAAGTACAACCGATGATGACTGATAAAATTTAAAGTTTTTAGTTTCTCCGGGAGCAAGTTGGTTGGTTGTAGTATCGGTATCATTCACAGGATTTACGTAAATAAACGTATAACCTATACCATTCTTTACTCCTGATACGGACGTGTTATATGGTGTCAGTGTTGCGGTCTGATTATCAATTCTATTATTGGTGAGTGTTAATGTGGCTGTTGATGCGTTTCTGTGGTTTATTGTATAGCCTAGTGGCTTTGACAGTGAAATTAAACTCTCGACTCTTTGAGCAGAGTCGAGGAATGATTCATTCATGAGCATGTTTGAGTAAAATGCATAGTATAGGGTATTATATGATAACAGATCAACTACAGTATTTGCTATAGAGCCATCGAAATCTATATCAAGTTCGTTATCTGGGTTGCTTAGAAAACTTTTAAGGTTTCCTTTGATGTCATCAAAATCTAAACTTCCAAGTTGTATTGGTTGGGTGCTCATTTAATTTTCCTGTATAACAATTTTTACATTGTCAGTTTTATCATTTTTCGAAGATTTTAGTGTATATGTAACAAGTAGTTGAATATTTCCATCGTCCAGTATGGTATCCTTGTTCAAAATTTTCATATTCTTAAAAGTTACTCTGGGTTCATATCTATTTATATTGCTTTTTGCGTCTTCTGTTAGAAAGATAAAATCTGACATATTCATATTGACCATCTTATAGTACATACTTTCAAGTCCAACACCAAATCCCGGTGTAAATGGCTTTTCATTCTTCCGTGTCAATAAAATATTTGTGATAGATTGATTAATCGCTCTCGTATCTTTACTGACACTTAAATCTCCTGTGAAGGTATTGGTAACAAAGTCTAAACTAAAATCTGGCATTATTATGGACTTTCTATCTTAGAGTCTCGTATTAAAGTCAAAATCATTTTATAATTCTGTAGAGACGGTATTGCATGTCGTATATTTGATATGAGCCAACATCCAGAATACTTTTCACCGAGCGGACTATTATCTGTAGGAATGTTTATAAATTCACCCAATCTCAAATTTAAATTTCCGGGAACTATACAAACAGCCTGCTGTGCAGTATATAGGTTTACCAAAGCATTTCTATAAAGTGGTGTTTTCTTTCCTGTAGACCAAAATGTGCTATATGTACGTAAGGCCTTAAAAGTGCTGTAGTAATATTTACCATGACATTGAACACCACAGGCACTTTCGATAGAATCAGGATCTAAAACAAAGTATCCATCGTAATCACTATCACCAATACAATCAGAAATTTGATTTTTAGCAAATTTCATTTCTTCATCAGTTGGTTCTCTGAATAACGGAACTGCGGAAGCCGCAGTTCCTCCGGTGCATGGACAATTACATAACGAGTTTTCTGCACTACACCCAGAATTATCCACAGGACCATTTATATTGATACAATCAAAGTAATCTCTGTTAAGTACAATACTTTCTTGTTCTGTATTAGCAATTCGTTTTTTTACTTCTGTTCTTATATTTGGATAATCGTTACTCATGATGAGCACTTCCCGTCGTGATCATTTTCTGCTGAGAACAGATATACAGTTACATCTGTTGCTTCTGTGGTTGATTTCTTTGGTTGAGGGCTGGCATTTTCTCTGATGTCTGGTCGATCTCCTATATCATCTCTAATAAAGGTTGTGGGAGTTTCTGTAGATGAATCAATAAATGTCAATTCTGCTGTTGAACCACCGAATGTTGTGGGTAAATTTTCAGTTCCTAGTATACTGTTAAGTAGACCGACAACACCATTTGGTCCTGCACCACCTACACCATCGGAATCATATGGTGAATCACTAAGATCACCTTTAAGATTAATCAAGTCAGATGAACTTATTGATGACATTTCTACAACCGACCCCATATATGTCTTTGGTATGGGTACTGTACCTTGTCCTGAGTTATTTCCAGATGTCATACCACCAATAGGAATTAAACTAAATCCAGAAGGATAGTTGAAGCCTTTCGTGTTTAAACCTGCTCCAGTGAAGGCTTTATTGTTTGTTAATTCTAATGTATTATAAGATGTGAACAAACCACGTCTACCACCATTAACAGGGGTCACAAAGAATTCTTGCTCTTGGTTTATTCCATATTCTTGTCCTGCTGCACCCTCCTCACCAGCACTGTTTGGTAGACCAAAAGATAAAGTAATACCTTGTTCACCACCAGAGTTACCAGCAAAATATATCTCATGTTCTCCTGTTGCAGGATTTATGTCTTTCTGACCAAGATAGTCATAATACGTAAAGTCATCATAATCATCAAATGTAACGCCAACCAAATCTTCTCCTGTTATACCAACTACCCCTACAGTAACACCTTGAGGTACAAGAACCTTTGGCCAAACATCGACTTCGACGAAGGAATATTTGTAGAGATTATCAACGGTAATACCACCACTCAATCCAAACGGTATGATGTTCCTATCAAAATCACCCTCTTCTTCATCAGGAACACCCGATGTTGCTCCTACTAACATGGCCAAGAATTTTTCTCCCCCCATTCCATCGTTAGTACAACAAATCGAATTTCTATACCTGTTCCACTGTTCCTTTAGATCAGAAAGAACTGCATAAGCAAGTCTACCTTTTTCTACTGCATTTCTACCGGAAACAATAGTGTCTAAACCAAGTTCACCAGTCTTACTATTAAACTTATATGGCGATTCTGTCATGTCAAACATAGTTTGCCACATATATTTATTTTGACGACCACTTGCATAATCATCGTTTTTAGTTGGGAATGGTTTGTATAAGTATGATGTATCAAAGTAGCCATACACTGTATCAACCAAACGACCAAATGCTGGATTTTCTCTTCCACCCTCTATTTTTTTACCAAGTAACGGATTCGATGAATCGTCATCTGAATCTTCTTCTGTAAAAAAGTCAGCATATTCGTAAACAACATCATCCTGTTGTAGGTGTGTTGCAATACTCATTGCATCGTGATAGTAAATATTTGTTGGTAGTCCAGTGACATTTTTATCATGAACTTGACCTTCATTATCTTCCTCGGTACTTTCTACATCGATACCGTTGTAAATTCCTCTATAGTTTGGTTCGATTATTCTATAACGAGAACCAAATACACCTGCCTCTTCTAGTTCCAATAAATCAGTATCTTTTATCAGCTTAAATAATTCAATTCTCTTTCCTACAGTCTCATCCATCGTAAACTGGTATGTGTGATATCCTGCGTTTTCTTTTCCGTTTACATAACTCTTATTATACAGACTTTTGGTTTCTCTACTCTCATCAGATATTCCTCCACCAATAGGGACATAATGCCATTGACCATACGGTAGTGATTGATAAAAAACATATGACGGATTTGATTCTTGTGCTACGCCTGGGTCTTCTTCTGAATATCCCACAGTTGGAATTGCATAATTTAGGGTTGATTGTATCAGAGTGTTTATACTCGGAATGGTTTTTTCTTTACCCCATGGATAAAGTGATTGGTTTCTCTTGAACCAGACACCATTATATGTTGAAAATATTTCAGGCTCAATTTGAGCAGTGTTTCTTATTTCTGCATTTTCATCTGATGGAGCCATCAATCCAGAACCTTCATCTGATGATGTTATTTCCTTGATGAAATCACTGATCGATGCGACATAATCGCCCGATAAAGTAACAATGTCATTAGTCTCGTAATTAATCAATGAACTTTCATATGAAGTAAATTCTAACCTATATGAAACTTTTTGTGACGATCCCATGGTTGCTATACCGGGAGACAAATCAGAAACAACTGAAACATTATACACATAAAGTTCTAGACCATCCACAGAGCTGTTTATGTTATCTACAGATGTAGAGAATGACAATTTTAACATTGTGCCTGTGCCTACTAGATTGCTTATGCTAGGTAGAGAGTTACTTGTGTTACTTGGGTCCGGATCATTTAATATAATGAATCCACTGATACCTGTGTCAAACAATCCTTCATTTATGGACATTCCACCAAAGGTGCTTGAAGCCTGGAACTGTTCTAGTATATTAATATACTGATCAGATCCCCGAGCCTTCAATTCAATTGCACTGAACGATACATCATTTCTAGCCATTAAAATTACTCGCTATAGCTTGTACCACATCACCCACAGCAGACTGCGGTATGATCGATATGTTTCTCTGATCTTCGTTTTCATTCAACACACTATCTTGTATGGTTTTTACGTAAAAACCACTATTTACATTTGATGAATTTGGTGTTGTATATGGACCATTGTCTGGTCCAGTCTGTCCATTAGCAGATAATATAAATCCTTCTAATAGAGAGCATGTGCCATTTGTATTACCTGAATTATAAGTTAATCCAGCAAAATCAGTTTGACTAATTGCTGTGTAAAATGAACCAAAAAATGCAATATTTTTGGTAAATGGATTTATCTTTATATTATCTGCTGGATCTTCGAAAATATCAATAGAATTAATATACTGAGATACTCTTTTCATTGTAAATTCATCACCAGAATTACCTGCGTAATTTGGATCTGAAGAAAATGCATTGCTATCACCACTTACATTTGAAGCAAGAATTTGTGAATCGTCTGGATATTTTCCATCTGAGTTTCTCTTGAAAATATAAAACCTATTATCTTCTTTAAACAGGTCCGTTTCACTTTGTGCTCCGGTAGATCCAAATTGATAGTTTTTTATCCACATTTTTCTGTAGGTAGGATTCCACGTTTCAACTATTCCGTAGCTGAGTGTTTGAGCAGAAAGATCATCTTCATCTGGCACAAAACTATCAAAATCAGACTTTAATATTACAATATCACCAGTTTCAGGAGTATTTCCGGGAGTCTCTAACATATGGAAAGAATATCCAGCATACTTAGACTCTATCTCAGAAGTATATTCTTCACCTGATACTGGCCAGTAATCATTTGATATGATATTATTGTATAATAAATTCATGTAATATAATGAAGGGTCTTCATACAAAGAAGTTGCTAGTTTATCTGGAGATTCATTACTACTTAATACAATATTTTCAGCTACGTTTGAACTGAAAACGGGCCGAGTAAATATATTTTTTACTTCGTGTGTAGCTCCGTTGGGGAATCTATATTGTATGTTGCTGAATAGATCAAAATATGACATATAATTATCCTTGTCCTATAGACCCCCCGAGACTATCAAAGTATTCAGATCTACTGGTTATGAAACCATTAGAACCAGTTGGTCTATAGTTAAATACATTTTCTAGTTCGACAAAGTTACATGATAGGAAGTAAGAAAACGGTGTTCCAACCTCTCCTTGACCTTCACTAATAAATGATTGATTGTCTAGACCGTGGAGCACTGACATCAATACACATACTTTAGGTCTTCCTAGCCATTCATTCGTTATATCAACACCCTGATTACTTATTGCGGTCATGACCCAAACATTAGGAGGCTGCATTCTACTTGCATTTGCAACAGTACCTTGATTAGAAAAACTTCCGACAACAGGCATAGAATTTCTTTCAAACACTTCACCTATTACCTGTGCTCCGTATGAATTTGCTAGCCGTGACGTAGATTTTAGATTCCAGTTAAAGTTATATTTTCTCTTTGATGAACCAAGATATCCTGCTTCGGTTGTGAGTAATTCAAGTCTTCCTAGCTTAGAAGTTACCTGACCAAATGCATCCGCCTGATAGGTGTCAGCTACACCAGTCAGCGTATCTTCTACTGCTCCGAGCAAATCACCAAAACTAGCTGATGGATCGAGTCTCTCTGTGATGCTGGGATCGATGGTTCCGAGTGCCTGTGCAAGGTTCTCCATCATCGGAGCATCTTCGGAGTATCTGTGAGAAGTACCTCTATTTACTTTGACACCCGGTAGGATTATTTTATCAATTGGGTTTGATAAATTTGCTCTTTCGGCCGAAGTACGTGGATATGGATAACAATTAAAAATCAAATAGTATGGTGCTTCTGCTGTTCCGTCAAATCCCCACTCGTAATTAGCCATTTTTTCTCCTATCTGTCAAAGTACTACACATATATATGTATGCTATGGCATATAAAACGAAGTACTTACCAGAAAATGTGACAAAATATATAGGCAATCCCACTAAAATTGTCTGTCGATCTACGTGGGAAAGGAAGATGTGTAAGTATCTGGATAATAATGTTAATGTACTACGTTGGGCAAGTGAAGAACTATCGATACCATACCTATCACCAGTAGACAATAAAATGCACAAGTACTACCCAGACTTTATTGCTGAAGTAAAGACCAAAACAGGTGATGTAAAAACATTCCTCATAGAAGTGAAGCCATATAAGCAAACAAAGCCTCCTGTAATAAAAAAGAGAAAAACCAAGAGCTATGACACAAACATGAAAATGTATGCTGTGAACGAGGCTAAATGGAAAGCTGCAAAGAAACTTTGTAATGATAATCAGTGGGAATTTACCATACTAACTGAAAACGAACTATTCAAAGGAAAGCAACTAAAATGACTCTAAGAGATAAACAAAATGTAGATAGTTTGGTAGCAAACGGTGGAATTTACAGTAGCGGCTTGATGAAGCATAATAGGTTTCATATCAATATGAATATACAAGCTAGATCTTTAGGTGGATCCGGATATACAAATACTGTATTAGATCAACCCGTATTTGCTGCAAGAGTTCCCGGATGGGATGTCGGTACGGTCATGGAGAGTGGTGTCCGGGGTAACATCAAAACTTTCCCTTACAGAAAGAACTGGACTCAACAACTCTTTATTACATTTTATATGGAGAATGAGCCGACCGGGTCCATGTATGATATTATCAATAATTGGTGTAACGCTGTAGTACACCCAATGGGAATTGAAAAATATTATGATGAAGCTGTTGCTAACAGTTCGATTGACATTTACAATGGTGATAATGATCAGATCCAATGGAAGTTCTATCAGGTATACCCACGAGTACTCTATCCAATAGAATTAAAGCCGGTAGAAGACTTTGCGCCTATGGTGTTCAGTGTTCAATTTGTTTATAGATCCTTTGACATCTATTCTAATGGTAGACTAATAGGAACACAGAGCGGACCATCTGATGAACAAGGGAGTTAATTATGAAAATAGATTTACCAATTTATACAACAAAATTACCAGTTAGTGACAAGACAGTAGAATTCACGCCCCTCGTGGTGCGGGATGAAAAAAATATAGCCGCAGCAAAAGAAACCGGACAGAATGTTGATGGTTATAATACGTTACTTAGAATCATCGAAGAAAAGGCGAATATAAAAGTATCTAAACTTTCAGAAACTGATATTATTCATCTGTTATTGGAATTTAGAAAGAGATCCGTAGGAGAAAAATTTAAAACTATTTTCATCTGTCCACACTCAAATGAAAAAATAACTCTTGATATAGACTGTGGTGATATAACACTTAAGGGCAAATCTAAAAAGAATCAAATAAAAACCGATGATTTGATAATTAATTTAACAATACCTAAAAGATTCCAAGATCCTACTTCTGGTATATCATCAATAGAAACAATAGATGAAAAAATAGACTTTGATGTAATATCAACCGAAGAAAAATCTGATTTAATTGAAAATCTACCTATTAGTGTCAAGAATGATATAACTTCAGCAATTGATGATTTATATCACTATAACTACGTTCTAAATTATGTGTCCGATAATGTTGAGAGAAAAATGCGATTAAGTAGCGCAGAGGATTTTTTTACCTTACTTTTTGTCATGTAAATCTGCCGAGCTTTTATTATCTGAATTTCCAGTTAATGCAGATGTACAGCTATAGCCTTTCTGATCTGGAAAATATGATTCCGTGGGAAAGAAAAATATATGTGGGTATGCTAAATGATTATATCAAAGAAGAGAATATGAAAATTCAACAAAAAATAGCCGCAGGAGGGATTGACTAATGGAAGACGAAAAGGATGTTGATATTAAAGCTGTTGCTTCTGGTCTGAATGTAGCCGAAATTACATTTTCAGAAATGTTGTCTGATAGATCTACGCCCTTGCCAGCATTTTCTTCTTTAAGTGCAGAAGCACTAGAAGAACTTGCACCGTTTACAGATTTCCAGCCATCTGCTGCTGTTGATATGACTGTGATCAAAAATAATAAAACCAATAAAGAACTAACTTCTAGTATTCCAGAAGGTCAGTCTGTTAGTGAAAAGGGGAATGATATATCATTTAGGCAAGCAGATCTATTTGAGAAACAGACTACTGGATTCCCGTCCGAGATGGACACAGAGGAGTTGCCCTCAAATCCTGGCGGGGCAACTCCTCGTGCATCAACGGGGGTATCAAATTTACGGGGCAGTACCGATATCAGAACGAAAGGCAACCCCTATGGATACGCTTAATCCTTAGCGAGTCTCTCGAAGTAG